TTTTTATAGTTCATCATAGCTATTTGCTCCTTTTTTTAGTTTTCTCCACACCTTTTATAACACCTTTATTCTTAGATGCATAGAAAACAGTTTCGCCCCTCTTTTTTCCGTACTGTTTCTTCATAGATTTCATAATTTTTTTGCCTTTTTTGTTTAATGGCATAATTAATCCTCTATCATGACCTTAGCTTGGTCAACTCCGCTCTTTGCAAGGCTTACACCTGCTCTTAATTTAGCTAAATCTTCATTTTGCTCCATTTTATCTTCTGCAATTTCGCCTTGTTGCATTAATCTTGACTTAGCAATGTCTATTTGTGCTTTATCATAGTCTTTTTTACGTTCATTTTCCATAGCACGCAGGTCAACTTCTCTAGATTTTAGTTTTAACAACGGATCAGAGTCAAATTGAGACGTAATTTTCTTTTCTTCCTTCATAAATTCCTCTGTCATCTCTGCAATTAACACAGCTTTTCTTGCTTCTATCTGATTTGTTATCGCTTGTAGCTGTTGTTGCACCTGTGGATTCATTGCAGCCTGTTGTTGCATCAACATCATCTCTTGCATTTGCTCTCTAAACTCTAATTGTACTTGTTCTTGTGCCATAATCGATATGTGTTCTAAAATATTTTTTTGTATTGCAGCCATTACAGCAGGATTATTTCTAACCATGTTGGTTGACATAAAATTTAGGTGAGCTGTGATGTGTGCTCTGTGGTCTTGACCAGGAAAAGCCTGAAAAGGTTTACCAGCTAATGCATTTATGTGCTCCATACTTGGGTCCATCGGTGCATTTGGTGCCGGTGGTGGTAGAACTGCATCTACATTTTTAACACCAATTGCTTCGTACATGTTTCTATATACTTGATACAAGTTATGTATTTGTGGTTGTGATGTTGCGAGTTGCAATTGTGTTTGTGCAAGTGAAATTCTTTGTGACATAGAAAATATATTTGGATCTGCAACAGGTATCACGTCTATTCTTTGATCAAAATCTGCTTGCTTAATATTCCTTTGTCCACCAACAACGTCGTATGGGTATTCTGGTGGTAAATATTGTGAAACTACTTTTGATAAAATTCTAAACTCGTCTTTCATAGCTGCGTAACATCTTTTGTGTATAGCGCTCATGACTCTTGAACCTCTTTCAAGAAGAGCAATCGTAGTTCCTACAGCTGCATTTTGTTTTGTTTCACCAACCTGCATATCAGCTATTGCTGCAAATCTTTGACCTGCTTGCACGACAACACCTAATAATTGTAATAGTGTTGGTGATGGTTCTTTGTATGGTAATGGAAAGAATGCATCTCTTAAACTACCACCTGGTGCATCTACATCTTTAAATTCACCTGGTTGTATTGGTGATGCTTCATCTCTAACTCTAACACCCCTTTGTTTAAATCCTGCAGGTAAGTTCGCTAACGTTCCTGCGTCTAGCAATTGACGGAGAGCCGTTGTTGCTGTACGGCTCAATCCGCCAATCATGTGAATGAGTCCAAAGCCATAAAATCCAAGTCCTGGCAGAAATTTGAAGTGGACGAAATATTGGATCTTATTTTTCTTTAGATCATCGGGCGCATAATTCCTTCTAATAGAAAGAACTAATCGGCTACCTTCTTCAACAGTTACGATGTAAGGTAATTTTATTCCAGTAGGTCCTTCAGAGTTTGTATCTTCAAAACCTTCTAAATCTAAATTTACATGACACTCTAATAAATTATAAACTGGTTCTTGTTTACCAGTTTTTTTAGTGCCATCTAATTCTCTTTCTTTTTTTTCTAAATCATTTTTTTCAACACTGCCTGGAGGACCTAATTCTATGTCTCTATAAAAACCAGATACTTGTTGTTTTCTTAATTCGTTTTCTGACATTTTTACTACGTGTATAATTGCTTCAGCATCATCTAAACTTGTAGCCGTATAAGGCACAACTAATTCATCTGCAGGCACAAATTTAGATACAGCTCTACCTAGCGGTACATCATAGTAAACTTTTTTAAATGTAGATCCTGCAAGTGGTAAATGAAATAACATTGAGTCAAACTCCTCTTCGTATTCTTTCATCTGATCCATCACAAGATAGTTCATAAAATCTTTTACACGTTGTGCTTGTTGTTCTGTTGCAGAGTTTTTTACACCTATGATTTGTGTTCTCACAGGTCCATCGCTTGGTAATAATTCTTTATATGCTTGTGCTTGAAACTGTGTAACTGCCTCTGCTAATACTGGGTGTGTTGCACCACTTGCTCCTTGAAAAGGCTCTGTTCTGTTTTCATATTTAAATCCTAAGAGATCTAAACCTTGTGTGTAAGAACTTTCCCAATCTTTTCTTGATGCTTTGTAGTCAGAATAATTTTGCACCATTTCATTACCAATGGGATCTAAAATATCGTCCGGTAAAATATCTGCTAAATTGTCAAAGTGATTTTCTGTTCCAGGTATATTTATAGCTCCCGGTTCAAAGTCTATTGTTGCGCCGCCGTCTTCTTCTGGTATGACCTCTATAGGTCCTTTTTCTTCTTCTGGTTCCTGAACTGCAACTTCTTCTGCTATCTCTTCTTCTGAAGGGATATCAATTTTAGTTCTAGTGTTCGGGAGTCCTTTTTCAATATCTGCCATTTATACTCCTATATGTTAGTACCACGTTTCATTAATGATGACAACCCTTGTGAGTTAGGGCCTGCTTCTGGTGGTGGACCTGATGGATCGCCTGCTAATTTAGCAATACCACCGCCTGCAGCTTGAAAAGGATCAAATGCAAAAGCCTCTCCTTGTCTTCTTAACTCGTCTCTTTCCTCAGGGGACATTGCTTTTAATTCTTCAATTCTTTTTTTAGCAAACTTACCGCCTTGATATAAACCCTCTAAACCTAATGATGCGAGACCAATAGGTGATGCAATTCTTGCAGCTCTTGCAGCCATAGCAGGACTTAATCCTAAATTAAAAAATCTTTGTGCAACAGGTCCAAACTTTGCAGCCTGTTTTACAAGTTGTGGTGCGAACGCAGTTTCTGCTGCGATACTTGCTCTATCAATTGCTGAAGTTGGATCAACTCCAAATCCTAAATTTAATGCTACAGCTCCCGCTGGTGTTGGCACAGATTTTATTGCTTCACCAAAACCTTTTAAGAAACCTAGGTTCATACCAAGAGTTGGTCCTTCTGATTTTAACATGCTTTGAATTTTTTTTATTTGAGATGGTGTTACTCGTGTAAAAGTTTGTGTTGGACTTACACCAGCTGCTTCAAATAATTTTGGATTATTTTTTGCATAAGTTTGAAAATTTTTATTTAAATTACTTAAATTTAATAAAGATTTACCTATCTCATCTTTTATATTTAACTTTTGAAATTCTTTTACACCATATTTAAAATTAGTTGCATCATCACTAATCTTACCAATATTAAGTTTTAAATCTCTTGCTATTTTTTCTACAGCTTTCTTTTTATTTAAATTATTACCTTGCACAGCTTTTTCATATTGCAAAGATAGTGTATCTTTAAAACCATTATTAAGATCTGCATCTAAAACATTTACTCTAGTTAATTGATCTGTTGTTGCATTAAATAATTTATTTAAACTAGATTTAGATAAGGGATGATCAAGTTCAAAATCTATATTTGGAAATCTTTTATTAATAGCCTTTTTTAATTGTCTGTACTCGTTTAAGTTTTTTTTAATAGCTAAAAATTTTTTAGGATTATATTTATCAGATGTTTTACGACCAAACGCATCAAAAAATAATTCATCTATTTTGTTTCTTTCATATTTAATTAATTTTGATTTCCATAATTTGTTTAAAGCATTATCAGAAAATTTTGAATCTTTGGGTATCCACTCTAATTTATCTCTTGTTTCTATCCCTAATGCAGTTTTAGAATCAACTATTCTTTTTTTATAAATATTTGTTTGCAAACGTTCTGCTTGATCTTTCAATGTTGCCATTGAAATTTTATTTGCTTTTGCAAAAGCTTTAGGATCAAAAAAATCTTTACTATTAGTTGCCTCTAATAATTTTATTTGAATACCTTGTTCTACTGGTATTCTTTTTCCTCTACTAAAAATTCTACTTTCTTTTCCAGGTAAAAATTTACCTGCCTCTTTTATATTTTTTTTAAATTTTTGTTTAAAATTATTTAATATGTCTTTTGTTTTTTGATTCTTATAATCAGTATCTTTTAATATTTTATCTAAATTTTTTATACCAGTCTCATCTGTAAAAGCTTTTCTCACAACATTCTCACCATGTTTATCAAACAGTTCTTGAAAAGCTGCTTTCCTTTGTTCTAAATTATATTCTGTTATTCCCTTATACCCCTGCCTTACACCACCAAAACCTGGTTGCACTAACATACCGCCACCCGCCATTGGATTACGTTTCATAAATTCGTTAATTGCTTCTCTGTCTACAACTTCTTTTTTTGGTTCTGGTTGAGGTATTTTATCTGCCGTGGTTACTACGTTGTCGTCAAATAAATCTGTAAGTTCTATAATCTTATCTACTAGATCCATATTACTCTCCTAGCATTCTTGCGATACCACCACTTGCTTTTTTAATTGATGGTGTTTCTTTAGAAAGTTGTTCTATTATTTCTTGTTCTAATTCTTCTTTTGATATACTGCCATCCATGACTGTCTCTTCAGACACACCAGACTCAACATCTTTCATTTTACCATCTTGATCTGCACGAGCTGTGTATTCATCGTATTCATCTACAACTTTTTTAGCACCTGTTGTTTCATCTGCTTGACCTGGTTTAAAAGACATGTATTCTTCAGTA